TTGCCAATCATTTAAAAATCAAGTGGGCAGATAACACAGGTTCAACAAGCGGAGAGCATCAGAGAATTTTAGAAGTTGATTTAACTGAAGCTATTATGGGTGATTTCCAGAGATGGCGAGATTTTGAGCAAAAAAGATTTGATTTAGATAGGATTATTTTAGAAACAAATGGTGTAAAAGTTAGCGATGAATATTCAGTGAACTTTAGTGAGCCCCACATTCCGAAATCACCACAAGAACAGCGAGAGGAATGGGACTGGATGGTAGATAAGGGCTATATGACTAAAAAAGAAGTGATGAAACAAATTAACCCTGATATGTCAGAAGAAGAAATTGAAGAACGATTAGGGGAAGCGAGAGAAGAAAAGCAAACGGAATCAAAAACAGGACTGGAGGGGATATTTGCCGAATAGAATTAAAGCACATCTTAAAAGATTAGATACTTTAAGAGATAGAACAGATAAAAAGACAGACGAAATGATGAATAAAATAGCAGACAATATTGATTTGCTAATTGCAAAACCAAAAGAATTTTTAAGGGGAATATCCATTGAATGGCTAAAAAAGGAAAAAAACTTATTTTCACAAGCTCGTAAAGAGGGCAAGAGTTTAAGGCATTCAATATGAAAATGGATTTAAAAGTTAGCAAGGATTTTGATTTAAACAAATTCAGATTGGATTTATCAGAAGAACTTAAAGACGGAATTAATATGGTTGCCAGAGATATTGAACACGGAATTGACAGAGGAAGTCAGTTTGGTAAACCATTTAAAAAAAATGCTATATCTACAATACGTCTCAAGGGATTTGACCATCCACTTAAAGAAACAGGATTGATGAAAAATAAGAATAAAATGATTAAACGTTTTTATAAAAAAGCTGACGAACAAATTGGCGAATTGCTTCCCAATGAGAAAAGAATTGATATTGGATATTGGAATCAAGAGGGTACAAATAAAATCCCATCAAGACCGTGGTTTGGCATATCGGAAGATGCAGAGCGTAAAGTTGTTACTAAAATTGAAGAAAAGATTAAAAAGCAAATAGAACATATAAATACACCAATGCACTTTATAAAGTAATGCCAGAAGAAATTCCAGAACACCTTGAGGATATGTGGATTACGCTTTCAACTTCTGTTGGGATAGCAGCAGAAAAACAAGCTTTAACTTTAAGTGAAGTAATTACCCGAATGTCTAAAAGCGGGATGTCTAAAGAAGCAATAAAAGAAGCTTTAATAAGAGATTTACACGAAGGGGGGCAACTATTTGGTGATTTTAGAAAACAATTTAAGGCAAATATGAAATGGGGATTAGAGGAAACAGCAAGAAAAGAATTTGAGAAAGGATTAGACAAGGTAAATGGAATGTGGGAATGGCTTGGCATAGCAGACAGTAAAATATGTCCCGATTGTTCAGAACGCAATGCAATGTCACCTAAGTTATGGCAGGAATGGGAAGCGATGGGGCTTCCCGGGGGAGGTTCAACAATATGTGGTTCAAATTGTAGATGCAGGATGGCAATTGCCGAATCTATTTCAAAACCAGAGGGGGGAATAATACTTAACAAAATCTGATGCTCTTAAACGTGAGAGACAGATTTTATTTCACAAACGAAAAAAGAGGTAACTCAGATGAGTGAAGAACAAAGTCAGGAGACTAAAGAAACAAAGGTATTTGATTATGACCATCCCGAATACAAATCAATACTCTCAGAATCAATCAAGAGAAAGGAAAAAATTAGAGAACTGGAAGAACAGTTTTCAAACATTGAGACGGAAAAGCTAAAAGCTGAGGGGAAAAAAGATGAACTGATTGAGACCTTACAATCTCAAATAAGTGAATTAAAACCCAAAGCAGAATTGGCAGAATCGGCGATAGAAGAAAGGAAAGCAATCCTTGAAGCCACTCGTCTTGATGTATTGAATGAATTTCCAGAATCATACAGGGATACTTATAAGGACGTACAGGACATTAATGTCCTGCGTCAGATTAAAAAGGATTTTTTAAATAAAAAATTAGGCACTCCTGCTGGACAGCCGGGTACGGTGGAAGGTTATACTTCACCTGCTGAGGCTGCGATGGCATATAAACAGGGTGAAATTGATGCAAAGACCTATAATAAAATCAGGAAGACATTCACAAGTCGAGTCGGTTGATAATAAGCCAACAGATATATTTGGGTGGAATCCCGATCCAGAGGGCAGATTCAAAATGGAAACATTAAAGGATGGTTCAAAACAGTACACTTACGATGGCGAACCTGTATCAGATGAAGATGGGTTTTCAGCATTGACAGGTAAGGATAAAATCTTACAAAGAGGTTCTGGGACTATGCCGTATAAAAAAGGACAGTGGGAGCAAATTTTTAGAAAGGATAAATAATGGCTGCAATAGGTGAAAGTGGTAATGCTGCATATTTTCAAGGTGGATTACTTGCTATCGTACTTGCTGATGCAATTATTTCCTTCTCTGATGCTGGAGTGGTTCTCCCACTTGTACAGCAAAAGGGGGTTGATAAGGCAGATACCGTTAGCTGGATTAGGTATAATGAGGGAACTCATAAAATACAGTCTGCTGACGTGGCAACTACGGCAGAGGGCACAGAATCTCCCGAAAGTGCATTGACCACAGAGAAGGCAACGGCTACGCTGGATATGTACAGCGTAAACGTGCCGATTTATGACGAGGCTGAATTAAGTAATGCCGATGCACTTACCGACAATATCGGTGAGTTAGTCGGAAACAGTTTGGCGGCAAAGGCAGATAGTTTACTTTGCTCGGCTTTCGACAACTTTAGTACTTCTAAGGGTACTTCTACGGTAGCAGTTACGGTAGATAACCTTTGGGATTGTGTTGAGAGCTTGAAATCTAACGGTGCTCCCGGACAGATTAATGCTGTTTTACATCCTAAGCAGGTTTATGGTACTAATGGTATATCTAACGATTTAGTTACCTCAAATCAGTTTGGTGGTGTTTTGACTGCACAGGATCAATTCGCTTCAAGCGGAATGATTGGAAGTCTGGCGGGAATTAATTTTCACGTAACCAGAGAGCTTTCCGAGTCTTCAAATGCGGTAAAAGCGGGGGTATTCGTACCTCGAGCACTTGGCTTTGGCTGGGCTCGAATGATGCCTAAAGACGGAGTGGTTTCACCTGATGGATTATTCAGGATTGAAGATGCTCGTTTTGGTACTTACATCAGAAGCAACATTGTAGGTGCTGGCTTCTGGGGTACAGCGGAAATCGTTGACGGCTACGGTGTGGAGTTACATACCAAGACCTCATAATGACTAACTCGGCTAAAATAATGATCGGTGTTTCTACTTTTCCCGGTCATGCATATTGCAGACCCGAGTTCGTTAAAAATCTGGAGAACATGAGGGAGAGTTATTTGAAATCTCTCCCTCGTTTCTCAGGTTCAGCAAACAACCCTATCAACAGGGAAAGTCTGTGTGATATTATTTATTGCTGGAATGGGAAAAAGAAACATTGGGGATTAGACGGTCATAACGTCATTGAATACAAACAAAGTCAAGGCGAAAAAGGTATTGAAGTTCTTAGAAACAAGCAAAATGTTCTAAGGCAGGTTTTTATCGATGGTGACTATACTCATTTTTTTAGTATTGAAAGCGATGTGATCCCGCCTGTTGACGCAATTCAAAGACTTGTTTCTCACGATGAGGATATTGTTTCAGGATTGTATTTCATTCAGACACAGGAATACAGGAAGATGGATTTGGCTACAATGGCGAGCCTTGCACATAAAGACTTACAGGCAAGGGCACTTCATCAGGCTTTGAATAAGGGTGCTTTAGAGACCATTTTAATTAGGCAGAAGTTAATTCCTACTGTGTGGGTAATAGATGGTGCAAGGTCGAAACTTGCGGAAATAAATGATATGCTTCCTCAGAACGGATTAAAAAGAGTTTATTCAGCAGGAATGGGTTGTTTAATGATTAAGCGTGAAGTCTTAAAAGAAATAGAATTCAAGATTTCTTACGAAAAAGCTCAAAATCAGTTTACTGACTTTTGTTTTCACGCAGAAGCCTATGATTTAGGGTATCAGTCTTTTGTAGATACTGATATTTGGTGTAAACATCTACATAAGGAATTTGGTGATGACAGGGTGTTTAGGACGTGGTTTAATGTTGACACTTATGAAGAACTTATAAATGACCGTCAAAATGCTTGAAGTTATAGAATATAAGTCATTTAAGATTTTACCGCTAAATGAATTAGCTTTTAAGACAATGATTGAAGCCTGTTTTTTATTAGATAAATATTGGCTTGAATCTGGAACGCTTTTAGGGATTTATAGAGATAACAATTTTATACCAAACGATCACGATATTGATATTGGCATTATGTATTCAGAGGATATTGAAGAAGACTTAATTAAAAGATTTACATCAAATGGATTTTCGTATGGCAGATACTCAACAAATGGAAAAATTCAACAGATGGTTTTTACAAAATATGGGAATCTTATTGACCTTTGGATTTGGCATAATAAAGACGATGTAATGATAAATCAAACAGAATTTGGATTGGCAAAACAACCCTATTTATTATTTAATCCATTGGGTGAATACAATTTTAGAGGGGAAACCTTTTTAGTTCCTAATAATATTGAAAAATATCTCAATATGAGATTTAAGAATTGGAAAACCCCTAAAAATGGTAGGTATTGGTGTGAATATGCTAATTTTATCGATTGAGGATAAAAATGATAGGAAATAAAACAAAACGAAGTTTGAAGGCTCACATAAAAAAAGAATTTAAAAAATCTGGTGAAAAAAGTATGAGGGAGACAATTAATAATTGGATTGGACAGTCCGATTCAAATGATTTAGAAAAACTTAGAACAAAGATTGCAAATGACAATCTTTGACTTATAAACGAAATCTATCGATTTAAAGGATAAATTATGAGACTAAGAAGATTATGGCTTGATTCAAATACAGGATATTTCAAGCCGAAAACAGATGGAACAAGCGTCTTTTCATTACAAGACAAAGACGGGAATAAACTTTTTGATGTAGATACAACTAACGATAAAATAACAATAGGGGGTGATTTAACTCTTACTGGCACAGCAGATTTAACGATTGACCAAATAACATCGGGTAAGGTTATAGTAGATGTAACCGACACCGAAGCTCTACTTGTAAGAAAAAATGAAGATGATGGCGATGTGTTTGTTGTTGATACGGATAATGGAGCAGTAGATGTAGGTGGTGATTTAACTGCTGGGACAGTAAATGGTACAGAGATTCACACAACAGCCACAAATAATCTTGGATTAGGCACGGATGCTGTAGATAGTATTACTACAGGTGACTATAATGTAGGTATTGGTGATGATGCTTTGACTGCTGTTACCACAGGTTCTCGCAACACAGCTAGTGGTAGTTATAGTTTATACTCCAACACCACAGGTAATTACAACACA